ATTTCCCTTAATGAAGACTGAAAACGGGACAGACTCCAGCGTGCTGGATGCTATCGTGTCAAACCAGGTATCAAATTTCTCATAGTAGTAGCACCAGGTACCGCGTGTCTGTGTTCCGTCGTTGTGCGTCCGATTGTCGTGATTGTCTGGGCAGTCTGGCAAGGTATTGGTAGTGAGAGTTAATGCCATGTCTGCGAATGCTATGAGTGTCTTTCGTGTTACTGTCATTTCTGCCCCCCGCTGATTATGTGTGTTGTTACACTGATCTCATTTACAGTAACATCATGTCATTATGCTTGTCAATAGTTATTGGACCGAATTTATAGCAATATTTAGTGAGAAATGGGAGATATCAGAGTGAGATTGGTTTGGGAGGGATGGATTATTCTTCCATATCAAGAGTCACATTTATAAATACAAAGAATTGAAGAGTAAGAGTAAGAATAAGAGTAAGAGTAAGAATAAGAGTAAGAGTAAGAATAAGATAAAGAAGTTAACTTTAAGATTATAAAGTATTATTCTCAGGATCACAGAATTCCCTCTATTGGGAATTATGTGATCCTGGGAGAATATAAGACTCTATCTCTCTATCTCTCTATCTCTCTATCTCTCTATCTGTACGTCGAAGAAGATTTAAATCTAGCTCTGCTAGTGTTTCCGCTGGCCTGTGTGACATGGTACGGCTGGTAGTAGGTATGGTACGCGCTCCCCTCCTAAGAGGGGAAGGGAGTCCCCTCCTAAGAGGTGAGGGGAGTCCCCTCCCAAGAGGGGAAGGGAATCCCCTCCCCAAGAGGGGGGATGCCTTGGGAGTCTCTATGCAAGAGTATGGGTATCAATGACAGAAATTTTACTCTAAAGGCCCTTTTCTTCTTGATATGCACCTACACGTTATTTAAGAATTCTGTCACATAAATATCACGGGTATCACATGGGAGTGAATTAACAGGGGCGGGAGAGGTGTCACACGTACTGTCACGGACATCACAGGTGATATTTCTGGGGTTTTTAGAAAGTCGATTCCACGATTCTAACCTAGTATATGGAATCGAGAATCAACATTTCACGCATTGTCAGAAACTGCGTGGGGATTATATGTTATTGAAGGGGATCAAGGGGATCAAGGGGATCAAGATATGGGATATGGTGCTGTAAATCACCGTGTTAGCCGTGCAACTTGCAGGCGAAGCCGAAACTGCCGTGCAAAGTTATGTGTAAAACATTGGTACATAAATTGACATTTTTGGGTGATTGCGGTACGTTTGGGGTTGCGAATGGTTATTATGGGGGGAGATGTATGGAGATTGCTGGGTATGATAGGTACACTAAGCATAGTGGTACTGGGAGAGTTACTAAGAGATCCAGGGATATTGGTAGGGCTATAGTGTTACAGCCGGATCTTACCTATGAGGCGGTGGGTGGTATGTTTGGGGTGAGTAGGCAGAGGGTAGGACAGATAGCTCGAAGGTTACATATAGCTAGGAAGGATAACGAGGGTAATGGGGAAGACTGAGCGGGAGATAAATACGAGGAAGAAGATGGCTCAGTTCCTCGTGGAGTTTTCTAGTGTTGGGTCGGTACGTAAGTCAGCTATGGCGGTTAACGTGCCGAGGAACACTATATATGGGTGGATCAGGAGTGATACCTACGGGTTTAAGGAATTATATGAGACTGCGAAGCATAGTTTCCGTGAGTATTTACAGGATATAGCTATTGATAGGGTTAAGGTACAGAAGCCTGGGGACAACCCGGTATTGTTAATTACGCTTCTTAACGCGCATTGGCCCGAGAGGTATAGGAAAGATCAGAGCGCTGGTAGTGATGCCGCTAAGGAGATGATGGCGGAGTGGAGGAAGTGGTTGAAGAAGGGGATCAAGGCGTCTAAGGAAGGGAAGAAGAAGAAGGAAACTAGGACGGAGTCAGAGATAGAGAGAGAAGAAGCGGTGGCAGAGGCCCAGAAGATCCTGGCTAGGAGATCTGATGGCAACTCTAACAGCGGAACTACAAGGGGCTAGGCCGCCTAATAGTCCCGCTATCACGCAGTATATATTCTCGCAACTGGACTTCTTACCTACGAAGCTCCAGGCGGATATTCTTAATTGCAGAAAACGGTTTGTTCTGGTTGCTGGCGGGGAGCAGGCCGGTAAGAGTATGGTGGCGTCTAAGTATCTGGTGTCGAGATTCCTGGAGACGGAAGGAAAAGGGCTCTATTGGCTGGTAGCTGCGGACTACGAACGCACAAGAGCGGAGTTCGACTACCTGGTAGAGGACTTCTCGGCTCTGGGAATACTGGAAGAGGTCACTAAGAGGGTGGACCCGGGACGTATCGTACTCGCTGACGGTACCAGGATAGAGACTAAATCGGCGAAAGATCCCAGAACACTCGCTATGAGAGCCCCTGACGGGGTGCTTGGATGTGAAGCGTCACAGTTAGATCTTAACTCGTTCTATAGACTCAGAGGTAGAGTAGCGCCTAAACGGGGCTGGCTCTTCCTGTCAGGTACTTTCGAGGGGTCCCTAGGATGGTATCCCCAACTTTTCTCCTCATGGCAGATGCCTACAGAAGATGAGGAGAGTTTCTCGCTACCGAGCTATTCTAACGCTTACCTGTACCCAGGGGGTATTAATGACCCGGAGATACAAAAGCTGCGGACACAAGCCTCGGACGAGTTCTTTATGGAGCGTATACAGGGGATCCCGTCCCCTCCTACAGGTCTCGTGTTCGGAGAGTTCCGCACGGATATACACGTGGACGAAGAAGCCGAATGGGTGCCGGGAGAACAGGTCTACCTCTGGATGGACCCAGGATACGCAGGAGCATACGCCGTAATGGCGGCTCAAGATATTAACGATCAGATATGTGTCTTCGACGAGGTGTACGAGCAGGGACTCACTACGGACGGGATCATAGATATCGTGACCAATAAGCCGTGGTGGAAGGACGTACACTCGGGAACTATCGATATCGCGGGGTATCAGCACCAGGCTATGTCAGCTCCAGCAGAGCTGTGGATGGACAGAACGGGGATATACCTGGACGCCCAGAAGATACGGATAAACGAAGGAACGGAGAGACTTAAAGGTTTCTTAAAGCCTGACCCAGTCACGCACAGACCTAAAGTAACCTTCTCCCCTAAATGCAGGGGGATACTATCGGAGTTCGGCGCAGTCCCCTCCCCTTTCGACGGACAGACCAGGGCTTATAGGTGGAAAACCGACAGGGAAGGGAATATAGTGGGCGATACGCCCGAAGATAAGAACAATCACGCCGTTAAAGCGGTCATATACGGGCTGGTAAGCCGGTTCGGGTACGGATACGTTAACGGTAAGGACTTTATTAAAGTTAAACGCTGGACCACAAACTAACCGGGGCAAATATGGCAAGGCTAAAACCAGAAGATATTATCGATAAGGTGGACGCTCATTACGAATCTACCCACCCGCTACGTAACCGCATGGACGCTGATCATCAGCTCTATAAGCTGGAAGAGTACGACGCGGGAGACGGGTATAAGTCGTATACGTCTAACGAACCTCAGACATACGCGGATAAGATTATCTCGTGGATGACAGGCGCAGACCTGGTAATACGTATCCCTCCTAACGGTAACCCCCGTAACACCAGGGCGGTTAATAACGATAAGGAGAGGTTTATTATAGGGGCGCTTAGATCCGCTAACGATAGGCTCCGAAATAGACTCGTTCCCTCCCTGAAATCCCAACTCGCATGGTATATAGCCGTAAGGGGTTGGTACTCGGGAAGGGCTATGCTTGTTAAGAAAAAGGACGGAACCACCGTCATTGATATAACACCGTGGGATCCTATGCACACGTACTGGGGCGTTGGGGCAGACGGCCTAGCGTGGGCCTGCTACAAGATCAAGAAAACTCGAACTGAGATCGAAAGCCAATACGGTGTGCGTCTCGGCGATGGCAGGGACGATGACGACGGCGTCGCTGTCTATGACTACTATGACAACGAAAGCAACGTCGTTGTTGTCCCTGGGAGGTTTATTAAGAAGAAAACCCCCCACGGCGCGGAACAAGTCCCAGTATTTCTTGGGCCGGTAGGAGCAACTCCCCTGGTGCAGTCTATGGAATGGTCTTCGATAGAAGATACCCTGGAAGACTATGGGGAGTCAGTGTTCAAGTCCACCAGAGCCCTGTACGAGAAACATAACTTCATGATGTCCGTTATGCTAGAGCTGACGGCCCGCTCCAGAAAACAAGGTCTGAAAGTTAGGAGCAGGGACGGCGCTAAAACCCTGGACGAAGACCCGTATCAGGAAGGTACGGAGATATCTCTGGGGCAAGGGGAAGACATCGAACCCCTGGGACTACTCGAAATGGCCAGAGAGTCAGGGGCGTTCATGGGTCTGGTATCGGGAGAGATGCAGAGAGGGTCTGTACCTCACTCGGTATACGGGGAGCTACAGTTCCAACTGTCAGGATTCGCCATCAATACCCTCAGACAAGGGGTAGAGACAGTCCTGATACCTAGGGTCCAGGCCGTAGAGAGCGCGTATACGCAAATATCTAACCTTCTGTGCGACCAGTACCAGACTGGATCGTTCAAAGCAGTGGAACTAAGCGGTCAGGACAATAACAGGATGTACTTCTCGGAGGAGATCACCCCCGAGAGGATACGAGACGGAGGAGACCCCGAGATAAAGGTCGCTCCGAAACTGCCTGAAGACGATATGTCTCGTTACGGTATGGCCCAGATAGCTAGAGAAGGGCCAACTCCTCTGATGCCAGACCTCTGGATCAGAGATAATATCCTGGGTATACAAGACGCTGACCAGATAGAAGACGCAGTGAAAGAACAAATAGCTGAACGTACCCTGCCGGAAGCAGGGATATGGTCCCTGTACCAGGCCGCTATGAAACAGGGCAGAGAAGACCTGGCACAGATGTATTTCGGAGAGCTGGTTTCTATGCTGTTTGCTAAAGCTAGGAAAATGTCGGATACTCTACAAGGCGGCGGTCAGGGAATGCCCCCGGGACCTCCCTCTGCGGGGAACGGTAATGTGCCATCCGATATTGCAGGCCCTCCGCCGCCACCTCCAGGTCCTCCTCCTATGCCTCCGCCTCAGATGATGCCGCCCGCGGCAGCGGGAATTCCGCCCCCTATGCCTACTCCCCCGACAGGGCCGGTAGGACCGCCTGGGCAACCAAGGCCAGGGGCGTTGTCAGAAGGAGAACGGTTACGTAGAATAGGCCTAGTCGGGCCGAGAGGGTAATAATGCCTACTAATAAGCAGGAACAAGATCTTATTAAAGCCTTTGGATCTATGCCACAGGATATTATGACTGGGGCGGTGCCTCCGTTCGTACAGCAACTCATGGGGCAGGGCGCACCAGGAAGGCCTGGTAATATAGACCCCAAGCTGATCGAACTGGCAGAGCTGGCAAAACAGGGGAAACTACCTGATATGCCAGGACCTAAAGGCCCTGATCCCGAATACCTACAGGCCATGAAGGCAGGAGCGCCTCCGCCAGTAGCGGCTATGATGGCGTCGGAATCCGCTAATCGAAAGATCAACTCGGATTTGGAGGGCATGGTTAGGGTAGAACAATCCAGCAGAAAGAACAGGGCTAAACAAGCGGCTCGGGCTTTTATGGAAGCGTTTCCAGAAGCTATTTTTACTAGGGAATAAAAAGATATGGCATTATTAGCTCCGAAAGATCGCATCCAGAAGGCTGCTCAAGAATATGCAGCGCGTCATGGTGTGAATATGCACGAATTTTGGGATGCCTTTGATGAGAAGGCAAAACTAGATAAGGATAGGTATTACCCAGATGATATAGAGGGGGATCCGATACGCAAGATACCTTTGACTCGGGACAACTTTCAGGGCGTAACACCACCTCCTCCTCCTCCTTCTGCTCCTTTTGATATTCCTCCTTACCCTTTAGCTCCACCTAACCAGGTCGAGATACCTGCACGTTTATTGCGAAGTGGTTTCCGTCAATTTGCATCTGGCATAGACACAGGTTACCAAACGACAGATCCGGCAACGCTGTTGGGTATGGATCCAACAGAAGTAGGGCCTGTGTTGGGCGGGGATCCTATAGTTGGAGATCTTAGTAGTACCTTTACCGACGACATTCTTAGTCCTACTATTGTTAAACCTACGTCCTATTATCCTCCTCCAACTGATATGGAACGAAAAGAAGCCATAGAACAGAGCAGACTAGATCTTCTATATAAGAAGTTCAAAGATGCTGCAAAGGAGGGAGAGGAGGGCGGCCCCTATGACGCTGATAGAGATTATTTTGATAAATCAGTGGAACCGACTTATGATAGGGATCACTTCAAAGCCGAGATACTTTCTATTATATATAAGGACTACGATCTTATTGGCTCTACATACGTACATAAACTTACCAAGAGGCAGCCTTCACCGGATCTATTTGCTAGTATGAAAACCAGGGTACTAAAGGCATATAATGAGTTTTTAGCGAGATATCAGGAGGAATTCCAACTCTCTCCTCCTCATTATCTTATGCTCAATGATGATGAGCTGGATATACCACCACCACCACCACCACCATCAGCCACAGCAGCCGCACCATCAGCCACAGCAGCCGCACCATCAGCCACAGCAGCCGCACCATCAGCCGCAGCAGCGGGTGCCGATATAGATCCGGTGACCGATGCCGATATAGATCCGGTGACCGATGCCGCAGCAGCAAAAGATAAACTTAAAGTAGGCCCCTCCACAACTAAAGAAAAAGACCCACGTAAATTAGTATTAGACGCATACAACCTTGCATTATTGCCACAACAGGCTAAAACAATATACGAAGTAGGAGTTGATAGCCCTAAGTTTGCATTCAATGCCCTAGCTAACCGTTACATGGGTAGGGCCGCAGAGACCCCTGCTATGCAGAATAATATTAACTATTGGTATCCTATTAGACGTGGAGAGTGGTATTTAGCTAGTCTTGACCTACGAAAACCAGAGCATAATTACGCGGGTATGAGTCAAGAAGAACGAGATAAACACGGTTGGGCAGGCTGGAATATGACAGGGTATGGTATTACAGACAAAGCCGGAAAAGCTGCTTTCTATAATAAGGATGTTCAAGAGGATAGTTGGAATCTCCTAGTTAAGTTAGGATTTATGACAGAACCACCCTCCGCCACACTCCAAGCTGGACTCCATGAATACAATTTATCAGACCGTGCGATATGGCAGAGCATACATTACGGTAGCGATATTGATAAGCAAAACCAGATAGATGCCGCGAGAGTTAGGGGCGGTATCACAGGCCGAGGAGAACACGGTAAACGTAGAGAAATAGGTTTTATGCACTTCGTTAACCAGTGGAAATATGATCAACAGTTTGTATCCCCAGAGGAGAAAATAGGACTTGCTGCGTATCTTAGTGAGAAGGTAGGTGGCCCCTGGGCCGTTACAAGACAACCAACGCCCCCGGACTATGTAACCCCTAGTACGTACCAGACGCAACCACAGGACACACTTCTTGGTCAGGATCCGACAGAACCTTGGGGGGTAGACAATCCAAAAATCATCTCAATGAATCCAACGTGGGGTACGGATAGTTCTGATTATATACGTAGAAGTCAAAGAGGCGACCCACTTGGCCTTAACGGGGAATTTAGTTAAAGTGTAGTAAGAAAAAGTTTAATTCGGATTGAGCTAGTGGTAAAGGAGAATTCTAATGGCTATAGGTGATCCAGGAACTTATGGATGGGATCCATTTACAGCGACTTGGGGATTTGGTGGAGCCAATGTCGCCCCGACTTATGGAGGGGGATTTGCTTCAGATGTAGGGGGGGCAATTATACCTTACGATCCTGTTGAAATAGCGGGTCAGTTAGCCTCTAGAAGTGTAGAGGAACAGTATGCCAGAGCCGCTAGAGCCGCTATGCCTCGTTATGAGAGTAATCCGTATGAAAGCGCTCTTTTAAGTAGGATGCGAGGTCCTCTTATGGGTCAGTACGCGATGGCCCTACCGTCAGGTTTTCCAGAGCTAGGTCAATACGGTACAGAAAGCTATGCCGAGGCTCCTAGCTTTCGTCAGTGGCTTATGTCCGGCGGGCAAGGAGCAGCCGGAACCCCCGCAGGTGGTCCAATGTTCGGAAGATCAGCTAGGATGCGTGTGGCACCAGAAGGTTGGGCAGAAATGATAGGAGCTGCTAGAGACCCAGGAAGAGAAGCGACTTCTGATGCCGCATACGAACGGTGGCGTGGAACGGGGCCACTAGCTCCTGATATGGACCAAGTGGAGGATCTTATTTCACTAGCGACGTATGATCCTTATGCGGGTTCTGTTGCTGGACGTATGCGTGGGTTGGGTAGAGAACGCGCAGAACAAAGATTTTATTCAGAGAACCCCTTTGCGACCAAAGTTGACTGGCTAGGATATCTTACTGAAGCAGGAAGAGGATTAGCTGCTAAAGAATTTGTAGTATAAGTAGTATAGGGCGAACATAATAAGGTGACATATGCCTGAAGATTACAATTTTTGGCAACAAGACGTTCTGCCGTATGAGCCTAGATCGGCATACTATAGCGCGGAACCATTCGGTGCGGGAACCTCTGCTGCATCCCCATTCGGGGGAGGATATTCTCCGGCATCTCAACAATACTGGTCAGGTCAGTACGGGAACGTGATGAACCAGTATATGGGAGAGTTGGGTAGATCTTTCCGTGCAGGAGAGGAACCAACGATGTCCTTCGTTGATTATTTAGACCAGTACCCTTGGACTGAGAGGTACACGTCAATGAGTCCACGTCTCAGACCAGGAGGTACAACGTCTAGGTTCGCGCCGTCCGTGAGGCGGTTCTACTAATGCCTAACGGTATGGAAACTAAACTTAGAGAATGGCGTAGATATCAGACTAAATATCCTAATCTAAGAAGTATATCAAATCCATATAACGCAAAGGGCGACTTAACTTTAGAAGCCAAGGTGGCATGGGACAATAAAACAGAAGCCGTGCCTGCGGCTCCTGCTCCTACACCTGCCCCTGTTCCTACGGCACAGACCACGCCTATCCCTGTAAGTCCCGACCAGGATCCTGATCAAAGAAGTTGGTTAGGTATGGGTTTGCCTTCTCCAGTTTGGAAGGCTTGGGATTTCTTTGTGCCGACACGGGAGGCACGGGAAGGTCGAGCCCCATTACCTTTTGAGAAGTATTTACTGGGTAGGGATACGCCGTGGGAACCACGTCTATCAACTCAGTTCTACGCACAGGCGCTTCCTAAATGGGCAGGAGTAGAAGCTGCTAGTGGTGTTGCTTCTCTTTTAGAACAGCCCTGGGCAGGAGGAAGTCCTCCTACCCCGGAGCAGGTAGCTGAGAGGGCGCAACTAGACGCTCAATTACAGAAAGAATCAGGGGAAGGAACATTCCGTGACTATCTGGAGCGTCGGATACAAAAAGGCGAACTTAAAGCTAAAGACCTTAATCCAGTAGTCCGATTTGGAGCAGAGATTCTTCCTACGCTGTTAGCGGATATAGCTGTTACTAAAGGCCGGGGTACCGTAGGGCTAGTAAGTAAATTACGTCCTCCCGTCAAAGTAGGCGGGGTTGAACTTCCTGGGGCTGTTGTACACCAACCAGGAATACCGGCTGCGTTACGGCGCACGGCAGCGACAGCTCTTGAGCCAGTGGCTGCTACAGAGGAATTAGCTACAAAGGCTCTTGGGCCTACCCTCAGAGCGATAACAGGGACTGGACCTCCTGCGGCTCTGAGAGCGTTAGAGGCTGGTATGGCTAGAGAGGCACCAGGAGTAGTACCCTCTGCCGCACGGGCTGCTGGCGTTGCACCTGAAATCCCTATCGATACTGGCTCACAAGTCATGGCCGACTTCCCTACTAGTTTTGATGAGACTGTGAAAATCGCGATACATCCAGATAATTGGAGGAAGATTGCTAATCTTCCTATACTGCGTACTTTCCAAGGTAAATTCAATCCTAGCGCGGTAGCTAATGATCCTATAGCTCAGGCTGCTGTGGCTAGGAGTAGATTGCGGGACGACGCTAATACGTTGGTAGTCAGGACTATGGCTCGTCTTAACGAGCTTGGAGAACAGAGTCAGATTTTCGGAAACCTTGATGAGAAAGGTCTAATAGCAGACGGTCCTCTTAAAAGTCTTTCTGTTAATGATATACGTAGCAACCCAAAGAAGTTTAAAGGGCTAATTATTGAGGCGGAGAAAGGATCGAAACAGCCTATTAACGAATGGATTTCTATTGCCAATGATGTAGAAAATGCCAAGTTGAATTATTTAAAGAGAAACGGAATTAAGGTACCAGAACTCACGTTTGAGGAGGGTGGTCAGTATGCTGGTAGACGTATATTCGCCAAGGTAAACGACTTAGGCGAGATTGACCGCATAGGCTCTATTGGAGTCGGCCCTAAAAGGGTAGGGGCAAAACTAGGTCAAGAAAAGGCGAGATATTTTAAAACAGAAGCTGAGGGCATTGAGGCGGGATTTAGATATCTCTCTGCTGATGAGGCGTTAAACATAAATGTAAGAGGTGCCTATAACAGAGTGATTGATAAGCGATATGCCGACTGGCTGCTTGACGGTAACATAGACTATCGAACCCTAGCCGCTCCAGAATGGACCAAGGTAGCACGTATAGAGGCTAATAATCGTATCCGTAGGGCAGAAGCGGCAAAAGACGCCCTTCTTAGGGCAAGGCGAGGCGAGGTATTGCATCCTGGTACTGTGGCGGCTATCGAGAGGATATTCCCACAGATTAAAGGCAAGGTAAGGGAACCTACTAGGCTTCGTATTGAGGATGTTCTGAGAGCTGCCAAGGAACTTAAAGAACCAGAACGTGTTTTTGAGGTACCGCATCCAGGGCAATTTAATAAGGCAATACTAGAGGTAAAAAAAGCGGAAGAGTTACTTGCTCTAGATCCTAAAAACCAAGTGTTACAGTCAGACCTTAAAGAGAAAAATTCGTACTTGAGATTTCTACGGTATCGATGGAAAGTATTTAAGGTGACTGGAAAGCCTCTTACGATTCCGCATAATGTAATTAAGGCACTTCGGAAAGAAGCCAATGAAGACCTAGATGAGTTATTAACAGCGGTTAGGGGTACGTTGGTTAGGAGACCTGGGTTATCGCCACGTTATGAGGGTGGACTTATTGCGGATATTCGCAAAGAAAGCGCAAAGAAGTTACAAGCTGCTCAGGAGGCGGCAGATAAAGCAAAAGTTCCCACGTTTGACGAGGGGGTAGTTACTAGTCCTGCCTTTGCGGGCAAGGCGTTTCCTCAAGAGACACAAAAGAGGCTGATGAGTACCCTGGAACCCAAATTTCATAACGCGATTTCCAAGATAAATAAGGTAAACGCAGTCAGCCGTTACTTCATGTTGGGAGCAGATATAAGCCCGATGCAAATCCAGCTACTTTGGCTGATGGGCCGTGACCCTAAATCTTTCGCGATTGCCGGTAAGGGATTCGTAGAGGCGATGCTTGATACAAAGTTTCATGCTCGATATATGAATAAGCCTGATACCCAAGAAGTCCTAAGAAAGTATCCTGGCTTAAATTTAGTAGGTGGAGGACGGTCAGAAACGACTGAGGCGTTGGGGCCAGGGGGAATATTAGGCCCAGGTATCAAATTTATGCCAAAGGGAGAAGCCGCTTGGAAGACAGCGGCTCTCATGCCGCCAAGAGTTTTTGGTAAGGTAGTAGGCCCAACGGCTCGTCCATTCGCCAGAGGATTTGAAGGGGCTCTTGATGTAGCTGGGGTGGAATTTTTGAAGTCTATTGACCATCTTGGAACTACTGCTGTAAGGCGAGAAGCTATAGCGCAACACGTGAATAAACTTAGGGGTGTGACTTCTAGCGCGCGTCTAGGAGTAAGTGTAGCGACAGCGCAAGAAGAAACCCTTGCGCTTCTTGCTCCCCGGTACATGAGAGGAATCGCGGCATTACTATTCGATCTCTTTAACGGCGGATTGTCTGGTCAACTGGCACGTGAATCAATGGCCCGTGGCGCTGCCGCCCTATCGGCGCTGTCCGTGGCGATATCATTAGCAAAAGGTGAGAGTATAGAGGAAGCGACTAGTCACCTAACTCCTGTTAAGAAGGTTGGGAATGAATGGAGAACTAATCCTGAGTTTCTAACATGGAAGATAGCGGGACAAAATGTTGGTCCGGGCTCTAAAGTGCGTAGTGTTATATCCCTTTTTGCTAGGACGTCTACTAATCCCGAAGATCTTAAAAGTATAAATTGGGAAAATTTGGAATATATGCGTAATCCTATTATTAGGTTCGCGCGTGGACAAACAAGCCCTGTAATATCGGGTGGATTTGACTTGCTGTCTGGAAAAGATTTTCTAGGTGATCCTACTAGAGACGGATTGTTACAGATGTCGGAGACGGTAGCAGAGAGATTTATGTATATTTGGGCGCAGAGTATGTTCCTTGAAAAGGGGCTTTTTGAAGGAGACGTTAGAGGTGCTTTAGTTAGAGGAGCAACAGAGTTCGCTGGATGGAGAGCGTATCCAACACCTCCTGGTGAACAGAGGCGTGAGATAGGCGCGAAATTAGCACAAGAGGCACAAGAGCCGTCACGGGTTCCTGAGCCTCCAGACGAGAGAGGGGCTTTGGAGAAGGCTTGGAATATAGCATGGCCTTCACCTGGCGCACGAGAAGCTCGTGAGGGACCCGCTCCGCAGGGGACCTATGGTGATATAGCAGTAGCGAAAGGTTATAAAATACCTACCTCGGGTCTCTTCGCTGTCGATCCTGCTGTTCTTAGGGATTCTCCAGAAGAATACTGGCAATATGATCGTGCTACACGCAATCTGATAGAAAAGAACCCCGAGTACGAAGAACTAAAACGTAAGGCGATAGAATCTACTAAAAGATGGAACCCTGCTCTTGGTGAGTATAAAGAGAAAGAACTAGAGCGTACAAATACTCTACGTGAGCAGTTGGAGGGAATAGCTAAAGAATCCAGAGATAAAGATTCTCGGCGTCCGATGGCATGGTATAAAACGCGAGTTAAACTAATCTTGCACGTTTATTACCACGACAGGGAAAAGGCCAGGGAAGAGGCTAAGAAGAAAGGCATCCTTGGTAAGGATAGGGACCCGGACGGGCCGTTCCAGCAGGCTGAAGATATTTATTACCGACTACTATTTACCGATGACAAAGATTTATTAACAAAGATTTTCGGGGGAGGTAAATACGCTCTTATTGAAAATCCTAATACTGGAGAGTTTAACTGGGACGAGAGAGAGGAGAGGTTAAACTATCTCATAACTACCTACGGTGAGAATTTTGTTAGGGATATGAAAGAGGCGTCTTTGGCAAATCTACCTCCAGTTGAAGTTAAACGGCGAAAAGATATTGATTTTATAGAAAGTACAGGATACTGGGATGCAGAAAAGATACTTGCAAAACATTATGGCGTTGAAGAGGCGCATAAAGAGTATGTCCGCCTAAAGAGAAAGAACGTTCCTAAATCCGAGGAGTTTCTAAAGAATCAAGCTCCAGCAGGGTTGAGATTAGCAGTTAAATATACACGTAGAACTAGGTTACAAATGAGAAAAAATAATTCTAGATTAGATGAGATACTTCTATATAATGGGTACGCTAAAACTCCTGCCTTAGAGCAGTGATAGGGGCTAGATAGTGGTGAAGTTCTTGACAACCACTATATATAGTATGTAGCCTTGGGGACTTAGGAGGGATATACACTTATGGTAACTGAAAACTTAGACCAAGCACCGGCAACAGATAGTCCTGCTACTACAGAGGACACACAACCTGTCGCTGAAACTACGCAGGATAATCTCACTGAGGTTCCTAACGCGGAGACAGATACTACTCCTACTGAGGAGCAGCCATCTGGGAATCAACCTCTTACATCTGGAGTTCCGCCTCCTGCGCCTACGGCGCCCCCAGATCAGGCCCCTGCACAGGCACCGCCCGCGTATACTCCTCAGCAGATAACTAAGATGCAGCAGGACGCTGCTCAGTACGCTCAGGTACAACAGCAGGCGGCGTTACAAAACCAAGCGGATTCGTATAAGCAGCAGTTAGAGGCTAGCGGGTACTTACCCGAGCAAGCCGAACAGGCTGCTAATGTCTATATGCAGAGTCAGAAGCAACATCAGGACTTGATGCAGCAGGCCGAGCAGTATGGACAACACCTTCAGGGTCAGATGGCGGCGGCAGTACATTTAGCCAAGAAGTTTAATTTGGATATGGACGATTTATCGACTCTGAGGACTTACAATGATCCTCAATCAATGGAAGGCGCAGCTAAGAAGCTGGCCGAGGATAGGAAACGGGACTCAGAGCTTGCATCATTCAAGCAGGCAAGGGTTCCGTCTCAGGCACTTGATAACAGTCAGGGCAGCCCGGAGGTGGCTGCTGATGAGGGTGGCTGGCTGGATAGGTACAATGCTGGAGATAGATCGTCGAGCGCACAAGCTGCGGCGAGAAAAGCGGCGGGTTTATCATAATCTAGTCAGGAGGACTCATAATGGCTCAGGCAGCGACTACGGGCAATCTGGAAAATGCCCAGAAGATTATTCTTGCGGCGAGTAGATATACAGAGGAGCATAACGCTCCTGCTATGGCGCTGATAGAGAGTTTTAACCTTCCTAAAGGAAGTAAGCAGGTTACGGTACCAAAGGTCGGACAGATGACTATATCTGACCTGACCGATGGACAGGATATCGTTGACGAGGAAGATATCGGGATGACCACGGTTGACCTTACGGCTGCGGAAGTCGGGGCCAAGGTCATTCTGACCGACAAGTTGGTCAGACAAGCTGCTGACAATGTATTCTCTATAGTCGGCAGGCAACTTGGTGACGGTATGGCTCGTAAGAAAGATACCGATGTACACGCGCTGTACTCTGGTCTTAACGGCGGTGATACTCTTGGTGCAGCCGGTACTACACTCAAACTTGCTAACGTAGCAGCGGCAATTGCTTATGCTAAGGCTAACAAGTTCGGAACTCAGCTTTATATTCTCCAACATCCTAACGCAGTATTTGACATTGCCAATACGGCAGTAACTGCGTCTCAAACATATCCTGTTCCCAAGGGATGGAGTGAGGATCTACTCGGTGAGTTCTTCAGTGGACTCAGACCTCTTAACGGCGTACCAATATTTGAGGACGGCAATCTGTCTGTAGATAGTAGTGATGATGCGATTGGCGTAATCGCCGATAAATCAGCACTCGCGGTTCTCAAGTCGGTCGAGACTAATACAGAACGTCAACGTGATGCGTCTCTTAGGGCTACGGAAGTAGTAATGACTGCCGACTACGGAGTATTTGAGCTTGATGATAGCCGTGGCGCAGCAATGACCTACGACGCTGCTGCACCGTCTACAAGTACATAGTGAGGTAGGAATGGTAACCACCACCGAGCGACAGGAACTTAGACGAGAATTGGTCTCACAGGGTTATTCATGGGAATATATAGATACGTGGCAACCCAAGACCACTCTATATCGTCATGCTCCAGGTCGTAACAACGTAGGGGACATAGTATTTCCTATCGGTACGGCTATAAAAGGAGTACCGGGCAATCCTGACTATGTGACTAAAAAGGCTAAGTTAGGTATGCTGCCGGTAGCCCCTTCGGATAGTTGTGAATGTCGGTGGTGTGTAGAATCTAGGACTTCAAACGTAGAGTCGAGTAATCCTAATGCTATGGCAAAGGCTTCCTGTAAGGAATGCGACTACGTAGCGGAACACGTTCGCCTCACAAACGCTACGGCTTCTCTACGAAAGCATGAGCAAGATAAACACTCATAATAGATTTGTGATGGCTGTAAAGATAGACCGAGGCCGTCCCAGATAAAATAAATATCGGACTATCGCAGGACTTAGAACCTGTAAACTAAACCTTAAAGGAGGTTTATTATGTCGTTTCCACAAACGATAATGGGTAAATATGGGTGGGAGAAAGTAACCACTTCTGCCCAGAAACACAAACTAGGTACTCGGATGCAGATTTTTGATAGAGAATTCGTGTATTGCGAAGCAGGTGAAGATATAACGGCAGGTAAATTAGTAATGGGTATTGATGGAACTGCTGCCCATCAGGTTGACCTAGCAGTATCTGCCGCCTCTGCTGGAGCTACTACTGTAACTCTTACGGGGTCTTTAACTATTGCAAAGGATCTATACAAAGATGGATGGCTTATCTTCAACGATGTTGCAGAAGAAGGTCATATGTACAGAGTCAAAGGTAATACTGTGGTATCAAGTGCAACAGGGTGTGTAGTAACACTTGACGAAGAAGACGGGCTTGCAACTGCGATAACAACTTCACAGCAAGTTGGGCTATACGAAAATCCATACACGGAAGTAGAGGCACATGATGCTAATGACGTAGACCATGCTCCTCTAGGTTGGACTTGTGTAGATATTGCAGATACTGATTTCGGATGGCTTTGTGTCAAAGGGTTTACAACAGCTTTAATTGATGGAACTCCTGGCTTAGGTGTTCCTTTAGTAGCATCCAATGGCGTAGATGGGGCAGTAGAAGTCTATGATGAAGATGGTACAGTTAATCTTTCTCCCGTTGGTTACATGGGGCCGATAGCTGGCGTGGCTGGCGAATACGGGCTTATTAAAGCAAACATAGAGTAATGATTTCAGAACTTTGGACTCCACCGGGGGTTACGGATCACTCTGTATCCTCGGTGGGGTACAATGCTGAGACAGGCGGGGGTATTCAGCAACACGTATTCCAGGTACATGACCCCGTCACGGATAAGAGGCACAAGTTCTGTATCCTTGCGGATGGGGATACTTCCCAGGCGCATTTAGAGGATATGGTATCCAATGCGGTAGATAGCTGGTTAAAAGAGGTTCGACAGAAGGATCACAAGCCAGCTCCAACGCCAGAGCAGCGCAAGGAAATAGGAAAGATCCTAGACGATATAAGGAAAAGTAGGATAAGGCGTAAGCAGAGTTCTACAGGAGTCATCCACTTTACTGGATTAGGGGGAGTCAATGGCAAACACAGACGTAACGGTAAATGAACAGGACCTTTCAGAGGTTTTGCGAGGTAAGGTTAACGAGACGGTGACCTTGCAGGTACAGGTTGCCGCATTAACCCGTACAGTCACAGAAAAAGCCAATCAGATTGAGGAACTTGAAAGTAAGCTCGCCAACCTAAACGGTAAGGAGGCATCAAATGCCAAGGGTGGGGAAGAAAAAGTTCCCGTACACAACCAAGGGTAAGAAGGCCGCTAAGGCCTATGGTAAGCGGACTAAAAAGAAGGTCCGTAAAGTTAAATATTAAACATCGTGGGGTGCAGGTATGGCAGTTATTCACGGACGAACCCGCGCCCAGCTTCGTCAAAGCATTGGGTATAATTTAGGTGCGGTATATGTATCGTCGCCTAGTGGTAACGGCGCAAGTGACGGGTCAACCATTGTAGATAACACGCTTATCGGTGCAGATGACAACCATAACGGTAGGTGGGTTGTTTTCGTTGACGATTCTGCCAGTACCGTAGAAACTACTCGGGCATCTGATTACACATCTAGTTCTACGACGCTTACAGTGTCGCCTGTTCTAAGTGCTGCTGCGGCTTCGACTACTTCAGACTCATATGAACTATGGGATGACGAGTATAATCCCACAGTACTAAACGACTTCATTAACCAGGCTATCCTTGAAGCTACAGGTAGGGCTTGGGATCCTATAGAGAATCTCTCTTTTCATACAGACGGTCATCAGCAGAGATTCGATGTTCCGTCTGGTATATCCATGATTCAAGATATCTACTATCGCAACAGCGTGGACTTTACACGTCTCCATGCGTGTGCCGAGGCGTTTGACGAGACGGTTGATAGTGATATAACGGTATCTCTTGATACGAAGGATAAAAAGCAGGGAACTCAGAGCTGTAAATTCGTAATAGCTGCCGGGGCATCTGCCGGGGATATTGCTACTGACTCAATTTCTAGTAAGAATATCAGCGGATACGACTATATAGAAATGTGGGTAAAGAGTACGGTAGCTACTAGCGCGGGTAATCTTAAACTCTTACTAGACAATACTGCGTCATGTGCTAGTCCTATAGAAACACTCAATGTTCCTGCTCTCTCGGCAGACACATGGACTTTTGTACGAATGGCACTTTCCAATCCTGAGACCGACACTGCTATTATTTCAGTGGGACTTGAGTACGATTCGGATCTTGGGGCCTGTACCATATGGCTGGACGATATCAGTGCGGTAAAGAACGACACCGCAGAGTGGGTCAAAATACCTCGTAACCTCTGGAAGATCGATAAAGAGGCCAAGGATGTGGTATTAGATAGCTACGCTCACGGGGTAGCCCGGTATAATCTACTCAAGATAGTGGGTGGTGATAAGCCTGCCCTACTAACCTCAGACTCCGACACCTCCGAGATCAACGAGGAGTATCTAATAGCTGCTGCCACAGCAAGGGCCTTCGCGGCTACTTCTGGTGGTAGCGGCACAGATCCTGACCAACGCCGCTCTCAGGCAGGTTTCTGGTTCGGTATGGCTAATCGTGCCAAGAGGTCGCTACCACTTCTAACTAATGTACGGCTGGTTGAATAATGGTCGCAAAGGTAGAGAGCCCAAACGAGATAAGTCTCAATGGGGTTTATTACCCTATAATGAGGCCTGTGCAGAGTGTCTTAGCCTCTATATATCCTTCTAAGGTTGTTATAGGGGATACCAGCAAAGATTCTCAAGCTCGTACTTCTATAGTTGCCTGGTCAGACTGGCGTGGGGGTATCGGTATAGACCGTATGGAGTCAGGTGGGGACGTTAACCGTGCCTGGTGGTCTGACTGCCAGCTACGTTACAAGAACCATCTCGTACTTGGTAACCTAGCCAATAAGACAGATACTGTCGCGCATGGTCTTGCTACGGCTGGTTCGGGTACCGGCATAGCGACTATTAACGAGCATAATGACAAGATATACGCGGTATGGAACGATGCGGTAGGCAATAATTCAAAGATATATGTGTACAGCAATGCGTCCGACGTATGGTATGACGGCAGGACTGCGGGTGACGAGAATGTTATCGGGGCTCACGCCAGTGATACTGGGCTTGAGGGAATAGAGATACAAGTCACTGACTCGCTGAATTACACGGACAGTTCTAATGTTAGCTGGCTGATATTGGCGCACTATGATTCTTCAGGTAGCACATGGTCTTTTGCTAGATATCCTAGTTATGACGGCACTAATAATGGGGTATGGGATAAACCCGATACTGCCAAGGCTACTAAGTATTTAGAAAGTTGGGATAATAGGTTATGGGGAATATCTAACGAGGGGCAGTTATGGTATGCGCTCACTGTATCGGATGATGACGGTACTGCTGTAGACGATGCCCGATTGCCTTTACCTGCTGGGTACTGCACCGGCTTATTCGTAGCCCGTGACGCAGGAGGAGAACCTATCCTCTATGCGTCTACCAAAAAGGGCCTGTGGGCGCACGATGCGGCTAATGCCAGGTTTGTTAAGACAGAGGTAGAGTTCCCGTTCCATCCCCATGCGGGCAAAGGAGCGGATAGATGGAGAGACTCTATATATTTCCCTTCTGGGTTGGGGTTGTATCGGTACGTTAACGGGACTAATGCCGCGGTTTTATCCGTCGTTGGTCCTGACAGGGATGACGGGCTTCCCGAGTCCAACAGAGGCACCATCATGCTGACCGAGGGTACTCATAACGAGCTGCTCGTGGGCGTGGATGCTACCACTTCTCCGACCATAACAGACTCCGACAGTGTACCGTTCCAGTGGAGCCCTACACACGGTGGGCGTGGCTCCCCGGTAATAAATGAGGGGACTGGTTCTAGTAGCATCCTTGGGTACAACGAGCTTGGATGGGAAGCTAAGTGGGTAGCAGATAAGGAAGGCAGAAGAATCGACGCTATGCACGTATCGAACGCCTATTCAGATGTGAATGAGAACTATCGTCTTTGGTTCGGGTTTGATGATCACGTATACTACATGAAACTCCCTGTTGATATCATTAATCCGTCTAGAGTGAGTGAGTTTGAATATGCCGTAAGTGGTACCCATGAGACCCCCTGGTTTAACGCGGGGCAGAGTGAGGTAGATAAACTAGCTCTCAAGCTTAGGGTAGAAGCACAGGATTTATCTACAACAGAGAAGATAACGGTGACCTACGCTACCGACTATTCGGAAAGTTATTCGGTTTTCAGAGATGCGGATGGGAATGATGTCAGTGAGATTACTAGCACTACTCTTGGGGCGACCTCGGGTATAACAACATTCACATTCGGTTCTTCTGCTGGTACTGCCTTCCGTGCCATCAAGTTCAAAGTAGCGTTGATACGTACAAATGTTACGACAACGGCTAACTACAAAAAGAAAACTCCTGATATGGTCTCCTTAACCTTGGAGTGGAGAAAGAAACTACCTGCTAAGTGGGGACACCAAGTACAGGTGGATCTCAATAAAGAGTATAAAAGTAAGAGTTCTAAGGATCTACGTGCGGCACTTCTAGCTGCGGTAGAGAGTACCACGTTAGTAGAGTTCACCTTCCGTGACGATAGCGGAGGTACACGTAATTTCTATGTAGACGTTGCTAGCGCCACGGGCCTGGAATACAGTGGGTACGATGAGCGCGGAGTATCTACTATAAATCTGGTGGAACCATGATTTTCGACGCGGGTACCACAACTATCAGTACGGCAGGTACAGAGCAGCGGATATCTAATACCACTAACAGAGTATTATGGATCAAAGCTAAGGCTCTTGCGGCTAACTCTGGCATTACATATCTAGGGGTCAGTGATGTTACCGCGACCAATGGGTATGAGCTATCCGCTGGGAATGAGATAGAGATAGACTTTAAGGCCGCAGGCGGCACTATCGCATTTTCTACTATATACGTAGACGCGGCTACCAACGGAGATAAAGTCTGTTGGGCCGTGATATTGGATGGGTAGATGCGTAAGGAAAAGCAGTGACTACACAAAGTGGCACGGTGCCAGAAGGATGGCGGGGTAGTGAAGCGGCATATGTGGCATTCGAGGCATTAGTTCGTGCTGGGAAGGAACCTGGAAAGGACTTTAATTACCAGCCTCGTACTCAGGGAAGGCGCTTAGAGAGTAGTATAGAGACAGACTTTACGTTCACTGATCCTCCCGATCTAGCGATGCAGGTACAGGAGTCGTTTTACAGTCATCATAGCGGTATTGAGACACGAGGAATGGATGTGTTATCGAAGGCTCAACTTGCTGGTCAGGGCGTAACGCTGATAATGTTAGAGCATGATAAGTTGGTACAGGACCCGGACTGGGTGATTTCAGAGGCTCTCCAGTACCGTGATCATAGCTGGGAGTAGATTATGGCTATAACTGATATTGATTTAAGCGGGAAGCTATTTCAGGATGACGGAGACCCTGTTAACGGGGCAACCGTTGCGCTTTTGGAAACAGGAACAACTTCACAGGAAACCTCTACCACTACGGATAGCAACGGTGCCTGGTCATTTACAGAGACAAGTCTTGATACTACCTACGATATAAAGATAACGTCAGGCACCAGTGTTAGGTACATACTCTGGTCTGACGAGATCACCACCAAGGGGGTGGATACCGCAAGTCTAAAGGTGCGTGGTGTGGAAGGTGCGGCTGCGCCTATCTACTTCTTTGCGGATCAGGCGGATGATGCGGGTGATGGGTGGAGGATGCAGGCTTCTGCCTCAGACACCCTTGCCATAGGCTCAGATAAGGCTTCTGCGGGTACTATTATTGACTACTTGACTATAACCAACGGTGCGAACGCGGCGGCATCCACTGTAACTGTCGGAGGAATCCTGACGGTTACTACTACATTAGATGTAAACGGAACGGCTGACTTCGATGTAACTGATTTTGATATCGCGTCATCAGGAGATATAGACCTTCTATCTACCTACGACGCTGCCGCTGCTATCTATCTACGAGAGAACGCAGGTACAAGTGGCACGATCAAGATTCATGCTGACCAAGGTACGTCAGTTACCGAGGGTGCCGAGTCTATAAATATACTCTCAGATGCTGGTGGTGTTGGGATTCGGTCTACAGCTAACTTAGCCAAGGCGGTGAATATCACTAGTGACGGCGGCACGACAGGCTCTATTGCCATATTTAATGACCAAGGTACTTCAGTCACAGAAGGAGCCGAGTCTATATCTCTGCTGTCTGACGCGGGTGGGATAGGGATAAGGTCTACTGCCAACCTGGCTAACGCCGTTAACCTGACGGTAGACGGCGGCACTAGTTCTACCATGACCTTGTTCAATGATCAGGGTACAGCGGCCACAGAGGGTGCGTCATCAATACAGCTACTCTCTGACGTAGGCGGGATTAACATAAAGTCTGGGCTTAATGGGGCAAACGCTCTTCTCCTGACGGCTGACGGGGGTACGTCCGAGACTATCGTACTCCACGCAGATCAAGGTACTGGTACGGGCTCTATCGAGCTTCTATCCGATGCTGGAGGCATAGAGCTAGACGCGGGAACGGATATTATTCTAGATGCTGGTGGGGCTGATATATTCCTCAAGGACGATGGGACACTCTTTGGGACACTGAATAACAATAGTGGTGAACTGCTAATCAAATCCAGTTCATCGGGGACTACGGCAGCTACCTTTAGTGGTGCTAACGTAACGTTTGCCGGGACTGTAGACGCTACCACTGACTTTACCGTAGGATCCACGGTTATTACTGATGATTCAATAGTAATGACGCCAAGTTCCAGCGATACCGTGACCATGACCGCCGCCACTAACGGGGCTTTTTCTCTTGTTACGGTAGATGCTGCTGGTACGGATGCGAACATACAGATCACAGCCGATGGGACTTTTGAAGTTGACGGTACTGGCATAACTCTCGACGCCTCCTCAGACATAGTGTTCGACTCTGGGGGCGCTGATTTCCACTTCAATGTTGACGCTACAACTATATGTACGATGACAAAGAATGGCAACTCAGACTTTGTAATCGCGACTGCCGTACAGGACAAGGACCTGATTATCAATGGTAATGACGGCGGGAGTACCATAACCGCCCTTACGCTGGACATGAGCGCGGCTGGGGCCGCCACTTTCAATGATAAGGTGATCGCTACGGAGCTGGATATCTCAGGAAACATGGATATTGACGGTACATCTAATCTAGACGCTGTTGATATAGACGGTAATATGCAGATTGACGGTTCGATTCTGGTGGGGGTAGATGATCAGGGTTACGATCTTAAATTGTACGGAGACACTGCCAGTAGGTACTGGCATTGGGATACCTCGGCTGATGGTGTTGTGCAGAGGGGAACCCTGACGGTTGGGGTTAATGATACCGGGCATGATGTTCAGTTTTTCGGAGCTACGAGCGGGAAGTATCTGCTCTGGGATGAGTCTGAAGATGCTCTAGCGGTCGTTGGAAGTATTGTTGCTGGAGCGGCTACCGCGGAAGCGGGGGTTGCGTTATCCGCCGTTGGAAGCGCCGCTCAGATAAAAGCTGACTCTGGCGGGGCGGATCATGTCTATTTGTATGCTGGGGATAACAGTAGCAATTCCCCTGCGATTGTATGGACTAGTGGAAACCTCAGATTCTGGGGTGGTGCTGACTGTTTCCAAATTGCTACGGACGGCGGTCTCTTCGCACCGAATTTGCTTGCTGCCAGCGCCTCAACTGATGTCAACATAAATGGTAGTAATGAACTGCACAGCGTGACATCCAGTGAATACTACAAGTATGATAAACGGTCATTGGATATTGACACTAACTTGATCTATCAACTACAACCTAGGTCATATCGATTTGGAGAAAAGAAATCTGATGCCCCTGAAAGTTGGCCCAAGTCAGAAGGTGAGACTGATGATTTCGGACTGACGGCAGAGGAGGTTCACAGAGTCTTGCCGGAGCTTGTGAATATGAGGGAAGGCAAACCCTACTCGGTGCGTTACTCTATGTTGTCTGTACTGTTGCTGAACGAAGTCAAAAAACTTAGGGACCAAGTGTTAGTTTAGGAGGATTATATGGCTGACGGAGATGTCGAAATCAAGTTGTCTATCAGAGCCGGCAGCACAAAGACGGTTACCATAGACAAGGCTACCAAGGATAAGGGCATATTATACCTACAGACGTTACCTATGGGCGGCGTAGCGATGTCCGACGCTGAGTGGCTCGTCTACCAGATTAACCAGTTTGCGAGTAAGCTAGTAGGTGAAGCTAACAATAGACTCAAGGTCGAAGCGGCCATCACGCCCAAAACCTTCACGGCTGCTAGCTAGCTGTGTATGGACACCAAAATAGAGAACCTCTCACAGACCGTAGTGACAGGTATCCTGCCAAGGGTCCGAGATCTACGGAGAAGGCAAGACCTACTGTTGAGGTGGCAGATAGCCACCTTTCTAACGTCGCTAATGGCGTTGATTGGGGTGGTAGTGTTGGCGGTAATTCATGGCTGATACTGACATAGATTCTAAGGAAGAATTACTGGCAGCGCAACGCCGTATCTTGGAGTTGGAGGCCAGCAGCAAAACGGTTCTCACAGGGACGCAGTTCCTGGTAATCTGTCTGGTTGGCCCTCTATTCTTAGCGTTCGTGTCTTTGGGGGTTTTAATTGTTTGGAAAACGACTTCAAGGCCAGCGGAGATTGCACCCCACCTTGACATAATTCTCGTAGCCTTCTCAATCTTTGCCCTGCCCGTGACAGGGGCGAGTGCAGCTATAGTGGGAATTATGAGTGATGAAATAAAGTCAAAAATCGGAGGCAAAAATGGAACCTAAAGAAATCAAAACCCCGAAGGTTAAGGTTCGTATGCCAAGACTGTCGTTTCGGTTGCCGAGGTTTTGGCACTTCCGAATCCCTCTACCTGGCGGCGTGTACATGGGTGGCGGCAAGTTAATCATAGGGAGCCTGTCAACCGTGGGTCTGGGATTTCTGGCCTCTCTTTTTTTACTGATAAATACAGGGGAAGCGGCTATCACTTGGCCAATGAGTGGGGCTGCGTATGAGGCTCCATCGATGCTCGGTATGCCTATCGTAGACGAGGAGCAACCTGGGGTAGCCAGCCAGACACTCCAACTTAACCTACCGTCTGGAATACGCCTGGACACGGTCACGTTTAAGAACGTGTCTTTAGGGAAATCAAATCTAACAAATGCGTTTGAGTTACAGGGAACTACGACCGCTTATATAGTGGTGGATGAAATAGAGATCAAGGGCGGTTCGGAATTCCCAACAATGGATTGGGCAAATTCTGAGTTCTATGATCTTATTGCCACGAGTTCTGTTGAGGCAGCAGGACATACCATGAATGTGACCATGTCCACTACTACCGCCCAATTCACTATCGGATCTACTCGTGGGTCAGCCCAGTACCAAGCTGAAGACATGATTGTTGACAGGGTCATAATCAAGGCATCTACTGGGGGTAGTGACATACTGATCCGCAAGTTGATCCTCGACGGAGTAAAGGCTTCTGTGGGTGCGTTTGATGCCGACTATGTGAAGGCAGGGAAGATCACCTTCTCAGACTTGAGGGTAGGTGATGATGGGAATATCAACTCGGCTGACGCTGTATGGAATTCCTCTGTGTCTGTCACAAATCTGACGGACGGCATAGTAGACAAGCCGGTATACATCAGATGAGATTCATCAGGACAGGGATAAGAAAAGAAC